CGGCTGGAAGAGAAAGGCTGAAATTATTGGCTGTTGCAAAATCTAGAGTTGTCGTGCCAGCACTTAAAGCACCGAGGGCACTAATGGTGCCGCGCTGTGCCGCCGTAAAGGTTTGTGCAGTTGCTAGGGCTGCGTAACCGCTGATCGTTTGACCGGCGGCGAAGGTGATCGCGCCAGTCATCGTGCCGCCGGACTTCGGCAGTGCAGCGTTGGCTAGGTCGTAAGCCGACTTCACCGCATTAGGCGTCGCGGCAGTGGTGGTGCTGGTGCTACTGGTTGAGTCGGTCAGTTGCACCACGCCGACCACGCTGGTGGTGCCCGCCACAATCTTGCTGCCGCTAATTGCTGCGCTGGCATTGATGTCGCCATCAACGATGGTGCCATCGGCAATCATCGTGCTAGTAACAGTGCCCGTATCGCCAGTCGTAACCAACGTGCCCGTTACGTTGGGCACCGTGATCGTTCGATCCGCCGTGGGATCAACCACGGTGATTTCAGTCTCGTAAGCGTCATTCGTGCTGCCTTCAAACTTGAAGCTGCCCGTATGACCAATGAGCAGTTCGCCGGTCATCGTGCCACCGGCCTTGGCCAGCTTGTCGTCGTCCAGTTCCTGCAGTGCGGTTTGGACGTTGGTGGCAATGATCCCGCCGTAGGGCGTAAAGCTGATGTTGGATGCGGTTTGACCAGCGATAGCGTTGCTAACGTCGATCAAATCCCAAGTGGCACCGTTGGACAGGATCATGTCCGGTGGCGCTAGGGCAACAGCCGGGGCGTTGCCCGTGCCGTTACCGCTTTGGCTTACCACCACGTAATAACGGTTGTTGGTGGAGCTGGCCGCCGGCAAACCTGCACCAACTGTCAGACCGGCGGCTGAACCAGCCGATGTCACGCTGGCCACTAGGTTGGTGTTGGCGTTATAGGCGCCGGCATAGACCAGCTCGCCGCTGGTAATCGTGATCGGTAGCCAGGCACTGCCTGACCACAAATACAGGTCTCCGTTAAGTTCGTCCCAAAATTGTTGGCCCTTGAAGTCGGCGTTCGGGAAGGTAACCACGCCGCTGGTAGAGCCGGCGCCACCAAATTGGACCGTCGAGGAGTCCGACAGCTTGACGCCCGTGATGCTGTTGGTGCCAAACAGGCCGGCGGCAAATGTGCCAGTGGTGATCTTGCTGCAGTCCAGGTCGGGGATGTCGCCTGCAATAAGGGTGGTGCCGCTGCTGACGTGACCTTGGGCGTCGACAGTGACCTTGGTATAAGTGCCCGCGGTGGTCGTATTGGTGTGGTTGAGGACACCACCTGCCGTTACGCTCAGACCCGTGCCAGGTGTGACGGCACCAAGATCGACGCTGGTGGCAATCGGCATGTCGGCCGCCGTCAACGCCCGGAAAGTGGGTGCGGCGTTTGCGCCAGCGGCGGGGCCGGCCAAAACCGTGTTGGCGGCTTGGGTGTCGAGGGCCGTGGTAATCGTGGCGCTATAGGCGTCCGGGTAGGTGACCGTGAAACTCAGCGGGGTGGTGTCGCTAAAAGTCAGCGTTGAGATCGCAGACGTGCGAATCCAGGTCGCACCATCCCAGGTGTAGGTGAACCCGGTGTTGTTGTTGATGTGGCGTTGGCCGATAAATGCCCCAGCCGTTGAGGGGACGTTGCCAGCAACAACCGTGGCGCTGTTGTCCGCCAACTTGGCTGCTGTTACGGCGTCGTCGTTGATGAGCGCGGTGGTGATCGCGCTGTTGCTGACGTTGGCGGTGCCAATCGTGCTCAGCGTCGAGATGGTGCCAAGGCCGAGGGTGGTGCGGGCAGCGGCAGCATCGGCGTCGTCAATCAGCGAGCGGCCGAAACTGGTCAGCCCGGTGACGGCATAGGTGTCGCCCGCGGTGGTGTACAGCGTTTGATCCGCTGAGGTGCTTAGCCCGGAGATCGACTGGAGCGCAGCGTCGTATGCCTGGACGTCAGTGCCGATCGCCACACCAAGGTTGGTGCGGGCGCCAGATGCTGTGGATGCACCGGTGCCGCCGTCAGCAACGGCTAGATCCGTAATGCCGGTGATGCTGCCGCCACTGATGGTGACGTTGGTGAAGGTGCCGTCGGTGGCGTCAACGACGGCAGCACCAGTGATTGAGCCGCCGGTGATATTGACGCTGGATGCAGCCTGGGTTGCGATGGTGCCGAGACCGAGGGTGCTGCGTTGCGCGGTGGCGTCGGCGTCATCCAGCAGGGCGCGGCCCGCAGCGGTACACGCAATCTCTTCAACAACGCCCGCCCCCGCAGTGCTCCGTCCCAGTAAGACGTTGGTGCCACTGGTGTTTTGGATCTTGGCGTAGGTGACACCCGAATCTGCCAGTGCAGTGGTGCCAATCTTGGTGGCGCTGGCTTGGTTGATCTTGGCAATATCAATCGAGCTGTTGGCGATCAGCTCGACGCCCTTTTCAACTAGGTCCGAAACCTCGACTTTTTTGGTCTCGTTGGCAGATACGTCAACAATCGGCAGCTCGTCGTCAGCTGCTACGCCGGCTTTTGAAAGCTGGTTTAGCTGCGAAATCGCAACGCTTGCCATCGGTGCCAGGCCGCTACTACATATGAACCAGTGTAGGGCGCCTGTTAGTCGGTAGCCTGCAACGTCAGGTAGGTCAGGTCCACCGTCGAGCGTTGGACTGGCAAGTTGGAATTGATCGTCAATGTTGCGCCCACACGTCCCAGACGGAAGTGGATGTCGCCTGTAGTCACAAAGTCGATCTCACAGTTGATCGTGGAGTCTGCGCTGACTTCAATACCGGCTTTGGTAATTACGCCAGTAACTTCGTAGAAAATGGACAGATCGCCCTTATCGCCCAAACCTTCTCCAAGAACGAGGTGCGCGTCAAAGCCGCTGCCGACGGTGGCGCGATTCAGGATCTGCAGCATCACCGCGCTGGCTTCCGTAGATTTGTTGCTCTCGTAATCAAAAATGCAGCTGATGCTGCCCGTGCCGCTGAGTAACCCGGCTTCGTATTGGCGGCGGAAAGAGTCCCCAAGGCTTGTGACGTCGATGGCAGCCCGTTCGGTACTAAACGTGTAGCTGCGAACAGCGCCAAGCGTCTGGTAGTCAAGGTCTTCTATGGCGTAGGTGATGTTGATGGATGTAACGCCTGCGGGCCAGCTGTCAACGATGGTTACCTCTTTTGATCTGTCGTTATTAACAGCGTCCTTAAAGGTTTCAAAAAGACGCAAACCTCCGGCTGATTTGCCATCAATGTTGTTGCGCTGGATAAAATAAGTCGCTTGTTTTGGGGGGGCAGGGGGTGTGCTGTTTGGGTCGTCTGGTAAAAATAAAAGGCCCTCGGGGTCTTTTGTTTCAAAATTGATGCGGTCGCCCGTAATGAGGTCGTCAGTCTCAATGTTGACGCCCACGCGATTCAAAATTGTGTTGACATCTGCTTTGTCGACAGTTGCGGGCAGCGGATTGACGCTGGAGCCCCGCTTGAACTTGATAAAACCGTTGCCGCCTAGAATGTATGGCATGGTTAGACAGTCTTATCGAAGACGTTGAGGAAGTGGCCGTCTACGGTGAACTGTAGTTGCACTTGTGCCATTTCCGTTGTGCTGCAGGTTATCTGGGCGCCAGTCACGTAAACAAAGGCACGAATGCGGTCTTTGTTGGGGTCGTCCCCGTCTTTAAATCCCAGAGTGAGTAAAAAACGATCTTGCGTTGAAGAGTTTGTGGTCTTAAAAATACCGTCTAAAAGCTGTGAAAAGTCGGCGGTTTTGTATGATATAGGTTTGGTGTCGCGGTAGTAAAGAATTAAACAACTGCCGGTAGCTGTCTGTTTTCCTGGTACATATGTGGCCGCGTCTGATTCAAACGTGGTTGTTTCCACCATGTCGACAGAGGCTTCAATGCTCCAGTCCATGACACGGCTAATTTCTACCTCGACGTTTTGGCCGCCGACGCTCATTCGTTTCGCAATGTAGCCGTTTCTGCCGTAGTAATAGGTAGACTTAAAGGTAGGGTTAGCCATTACGGCGCACTCAATCCAAAAGTCTTATCTATTTCATCAACAGTAAATGACAGCGCAATAGTCGTCATTTCGCTGGTGGCACACTGAATACTGGCTGTAGTTATATACACTTTGCACTTTAACTCGTCGCGGGCTGCGCTACCGGTTTTAAGTTTAAGTGTAAATCGATTGTTTATACCTACCGTTTTACTGCCATCGTGCATTGCCTTTTGTAAGATAACAAAAATATCTTCATCTTGTTTTGTGCGGTAATACAGTGCGGTGCAGGATCCGCTGCTGCTGCTGGCAATGGGAAAGCGACGTTTACTATCCATATCCATCGTCTGAGCTTCCACCACATCCACTGTGGTTTCGATGCTCCAGTTGGTGACGCGGGCGATGGTGCGCTCCACCGCGGACGCATTGTCGTCGTCCTTAAACACCAGGCTGCCCATGCGTCCGTAGTAGTACTCAGCCATGGCTACAGATCCCTTGGTGCCGCGTTAGCTCCACTCATGGTAATCGTTCCAGTCGGTGGTGGTCATACCCTCTGCAATTAGTGCCTTGTTGTTGGCCACGGGGTATTCCAGTGCTTTGAGGGTGATTTCGGCTTCTTCGCCGATGGAGACGTCGGTGATGCGGAACACGCGCTTGGTTGTGTTGGCCAAGCCGAGTACGAACAGTTCGCCTGCGTACTTCGATAGGTTCGGGTTGACCTCGGCGCCGTTTTTATCGACGTGGACAGTCATGGGGGCGCGAACGCTGTTGCTGGGTTTGTACAGCAAAATCTTGTAGTCCCCAGTTTTGATCTTGCTGATTAATGGCAGGTTGAGCGAGCCGTCAGAGTTGATTGAGCCCGTAAATACTGTGT